CTTACGGGTATAGAGCAGATTCAAGATTTACTTGATTCATTTATACCTAAAAAAGCTTTTAATTTATATGTTGCAACTGTTCGCGGTATTGCTGCCGAAATAGCAAAAGAGGCAAAAAGAAGAGTTCCGACAAATAGTAGAACGTTAAAGAAATCTATCAAGGTTAAAAAAAGAAGATCGGCAAAAAATGAAGCTGTTTTTTCTGTATTATTTAAAGGTGACGGGTTTTATTGGCGCTTTGTTGAGCATGGGACAGTTACCTCGGACGCTCACCCGTTCTTTTTTCCAGCAGTTTTACAGATTCAAAGTGATATGCCGAATATTATTAGGCGAGTATTTGTGAAAAAGATTGAAGGCATGGTGAAACGAGAATTAAAAAATAGATTAAGGGGTAAAAAGTGAGTTTTGAAACTATTATTTCTGTTCAAATTTACGCGGCATTAAATGGCGTTATTTCTACCTCTATTTATGAGCAAGTACCACAAGGTACTGATTTTCCTTATGTCGCAATAGGGCAAATTAACCACGTAGAAGACGATACAGACTCAACAACAGCAAGAGAATGTACTTATACTTTGCATACTTGGAGTGATTCGCACTCATTAAAAGAGGCTCAATTAATACAGGGTGAAATGTTCGATGCACTGCATTTACTAAAATTTGTAGAAGTAGGGTATACTTTCACTGAAAATTATTACTTATCATCGGAAGTCTTTACAGATTCCGATGGTCAAACGAAACATGGTGTTTCAACTTTCAAACTAACTATACAAAAGGTGTAAAATCATGCCAGAAGCATTAGGTAGAACTTTAACAATCTCGATGGGTGGAACTGTAGTTGCTGGTGTTCAGCAAAAAAGCGTAACTTGTAGTGTTGAAGGTATTGATGTCTCAACTGATGATGACGCAGGGTTTAGAAAATTCCTAAGTTCAGGCGGAGAGCAAACATTTGACATTTCATTTGACGGTGTAGAAAAAGACTCTGTTTTGCGTGACCAATACATGGCTGATGGACTTTCTCAGGAAAAAGCCATTATTTTAACATGGGAAGATGGGTCAACTGTTACAGGTAATTTCTTTTGGCCTAATTATGAAGAAACAGGGTCGTATAAAGATAAAATCACTTTTAGTGGCTCATTACAGAGTTCAGGCCCTTACGTTTACGTTGCAGCAGTTTAATTAACTACCTTACCCGCAGAAGGTTACAATATGTCAGTGTTTAAAGATGTAAATTTAAGTTTTAAAGGAAAGGAGTATAAAATCCCTTCCTCCAATATTTTAATGGCCATTGCCCAAGTCGAAGAGGTTGTATCGCTCCAAGACCTGCTTGGTGGAAAGATCAACCTTTCTAAACTTGCTATGGCTTTCGGCCTCGCTCTAGTTGCTGGTGGTTACACTGGTGACGCAGCAAACGAGGTTTATTCTAGCTTCTTTGAGTCAGAGGCAGCCGCTAAAAACTCAGGCGATGCAACAACGGCATTGTTATTGATGATGATTCCACCGGAACATCTAAATAGTGATTTCAAACCAAAAAAAAAGCCAGCCAAAAAGACGGCAAAAAAGAAGGTTTAGTTAAACAAGCATTCAAGGCCGCCATCTCTGGTGGTCTTTCTCCTTCTGAATTTTGGGCGCTACATCCTGACGGGTGGTGGTGGTGGTACGAGTCCCAACTTCCTCCTGAAATAGAAATCTATTCCAACTTATATGACATGGTGAAATAAATGGCACAAGATGCAAATATAGGCATAAATCTGGGTGGTGACGCGACAGATTTAATTAAAGCTTTAAAACTAGCAAAAAATAGCGTTGGTGATTTCCAGAAGAAAACCCGAGAGGCAATTAATACAGCTGGCAAATTTGGAGTTGCTGCGGCTGCGGCTGGGGCTGCAATTGCCACTACATTATTCAAAGCTACCGTTGATGCTGCTGATGAAATAGAGCGGCTTTCAAGAGTGGCGGGGGTTTCTGTAGAAGTCTTTCAGGATATGGCGGCGGGCGCTGCTGTATTTGGAGTCGAGCAGGATAAATTATCTGACATCCTAAAAGATGTGAATGATAAAGTTGGTGATTTCTTAACCACTGGCGGCGGCGCAATGGCTGATTATTTTGAAACCATAGCCCCTAAAATTGGACAAACAGCCGAGGAGTTTAGAAACTTATCCGGCAAAGATGCGCTACAAAAATATGTAAATGGACTTGAAGAGGCAAATGTATCACAAGCTGAAATGACTTTCTTTATGGAGGCCATTGCAAGTGATGCAACAATGCTTTTACCCCTGCTTAAAAATAACGGCAAGGAATTTGACAGAATAGCGGCCTCTGTTGATAATTTTGGCGGTGCGCTGTCTGCTGTTGAGATTGACCAGCTACAAAAAGTTAAGCAGTCAATGATTGAAACTAGCATTGTTATTAAGAATCTAATCAATAAAGTTATGGCTAAATTTGCCCCGCTTGTTACTGAGATTTCAAAGCGATTCAATGAAGCCGGTGATAGTGCTATTGATTTCGGGAGCCTTGCAAGTAATGTATTCCAAGCTGTTGGTGATGCTGTCGGTTTTGTTGGTAACGCAATACATGGAATAGAAGTGGTCATAAAAGGGCTTGAAGTTGTGTTCCTTGGCTTTAAAAGCGCTGTATTAACTATCATGGCAGGCGTCGCAAGTGCTCAAGAGTTCATACTTAGCAATATGTTTGACGGTATAAACCAAGCAATTGAAAAGATTAATAGCCTGCCAGGAATAGATATAAATAAAATCGTTTTTGGTGGTACCGGTGCCGATGCTTTAAATGAATGGAGAGAGGAAACTGTAAACGCATTGATTGAAGCTAAAGCAGAGATGCACAATTTAGCCATGGAGGAGATGCCAGCCGATGCAATTAAAAACTGGATGGATGATGTTGTTGAGGCTTCAAATACTGCGACGGCTGCAATTTTAGCCAATAGAAATGCAGTTAACTCATTACGACCTGAAGACATCGAGGGTCAAGCCACACTATTGACTGCTGATATGGACTCTTACAATCAAAGACTCTTAGCCATGAAAAACTACGGTGATGAGATGAAACAAGAGGCGCAAAAACAGGCGGCGGATTTAATAAGCGCTCAGGAGCAAAAGAAACAAGATTCAATCGGCATTGCTAGCTCAATGTTTAGTAATCTAAGTACTTTGATGAATACCGAAAGCAAGAAAATGTTTGAGATTGGAAAGGTGGCCGCTATTGCTGGGGCCGTTGTTGATGGTATATCAGCTGCTGTATCTAGTTATAAATTCGGCGCGTCAATAGGTGGTCCGTTGGTGGGTGGTGCATTTGCAGCTTCTTCAGTTGTTGCCACTGGTGCGATGATTTCAAACCTTAAGAGTAGAAGCTTTTCAGGTGGTGGCTCTGCATCCGTACCAACCGGCGGCGGATCTCCAAGCGTACCGCAACAACAAGGTCAGGCTCAGACCGTAAATAGAACAGTGACAATCGATGGTATTCAAGACCTAGATTCGAGCGCATTTACTAGCGGCGGGACATTAACAGCCTTGTTTGATATTATTAGGGACGCACAACGCAATGGCGAACAGGTAATAATATAAATGACCATATTAATCTCACAAGATTTTTATGTGACACAGGCGGCCAGTAGTACTATTTGGCCGCTAACTCACGCAAGAATTGGATATAAAAATTTAATCACAAAAGATAACATTAGTGGTCCGGTTGGAGAAGATAATTTTCCAATCGAAAGCATGGCACTAAAGTTAACTACTGAAATGTACAAACCGAGCACTTCAAACGCTGTCGTAAATGTTGATTTATTGACGGCGCAAGATGTTAATTATTTCGGCTTAGTTGGTCGAAACATGGGAATTGTAAAGCTTGAGTATTCCTTTGATGATATTACATATACCGAAGTTTACGAAAAAGATGACGGTGCAAGTGTGATATCGATGGGCTTATTCACTTTGCAAACAGCCCGTTATTGGAGGTTTACATTTACCGGCGCAGGCCAAGAAATTATTACGGTATTTTTAGGTGTTACTCTTGATATGATGCGCCCAATTTATGGCGGCCATACTCCATTAGATTTAAGCCGTAAGACAGCAATGAGACCTAGGTTAAGTGAGACAGCTCAATTTATGGGTATCACAATACAGAGGCAGGGTTTCGGTACTTCTTACGACTGGACCAACTTAACAGCGGCATGGATTCGAGAGGAGTTTAAACCGTTTATTTCGGCAGCAAGAACTCAGCCTTATTTTATAGCGTGGAGACCTGAAACCTTCCCTGATGAAGTGGGTTATGTATGGACTATGAGTGATATTGCACCTCAAAACATGGGCACCAGAGACTTAATGAGTGTAAACCTACCTGTTCAGGGTTATGACTCGGAGACAGGGCAATGACAACTAAAAGAATAGATGGTGAAACCGTAGAGTTAATCGAAGTCCACCAACTAGATTATGATTATTGTGGTATCGCTCAATATGGCGAGGGCGCGTGTACTGCTACTAAGGCGTTTACTTTTGCAGGTTTATTTTCTGGTCAAGACATCAGGTTGTCAACTGGTCAGAACGCTAATTTATACGCTGACACATTAGTTTTTAGCCTTAATTTTAGATATGACAACGAAAACTCTACTAGCAGAGTGATGTTCAGGCCATTTAGCCCAGTTGGCGGTATGAATCCAATAATTAAACTATCAAACCCGACTGGGTGGGCGGGTGGTAATGGGGAGATACAATTTCTTAACTGGCCCCAAGGCAATACTACAAGCTCAATAGGTATGACTTCAGGAATTGATTACAATATAGAGATAGTAATGGTTCGTAATTTTGCTACAAACTTCACCGGAAACTTCTTTATTAACGGGCAGCATATTGGCGCACACACGGGAGACTGGGTAGGATCAACTGTTAATAATATAGATATATTTATCGGTAGTGCAGATGGTTCTAATAGCGATTTTGCAGGCTTAGTATGGGATGTTAAAATTATTAAAGATGGCATTGATTATTTAGACGTGGATTTGAATAATAATATCATTGATAAAACTGGTAATTTCATTCTAGGAATCCGTACAAATCCTATTCAGTACGCACTAGCTATTGAAAATGCTGATCTTAAATGTTATCACACATTATCAACTTGCCAAGATACGCAAAACTTTGACCAAACAACCAAAACTTTAACTCTAAGCCAGCCGCAAACAGCTACATTAAAAGAGCAGAGGGTTATTATTGGTCAGTATTACGCTGAGTTTAACGGCACTGATTCAAAAGTAGAATTGCCATCGTTTATGACGGACAACGACACGCCGAAAATATTTAAGTTTGATTTGCTGCTTGAAGAGGTTCCGTCATGGCAGTCGATTTATGGGGACGGGTTTTTTAAAGTTGAACATGGTTTTGCCGAGGGCGGTACAAAAACGCTGAACTTTTCAAATATGGATATAGACTTAAATCCTTATACCTTAGGTGATACGCTTTCATTTGAATTTCATATACAAAGAAAAATTGAACTCTTTGGATTTAGCATATATATGATTTGCAATATAAATGGTGTATTTAATAAAGCTCAAAATATATCAAATTTCCTAAGCCAACAGACAGGAACGGCATATTTCGGGCTTTACCTCGCTAGTTTTGGTGAGATTAAAATAAGTAATTTTGAGGGTTGGGAGGCAGGAACTTTAGTCCGTAACATTCCATTTAATGGGTCCAGTGTAGATTTGACAGGCAATAGCGCGCCAATAGACGCAAATGTAAATTATTTCTCAGAACCTGATTTAACTGTTGATTCAACTGTTTACACAATTCCTGTATTAACAAAGAATGGCACAACGACAAGCCCGACAAAAATAAATATAGGAGGTCGTAAAAATACAGCTAGTCCACTGGGGAATTTCGGAACTTTATCCGTAAATTATCAAGATATTCCACATAATGACAATATTGTAGACCCATACCGACTAGAAAGAAGTTGGGATGCATTAGAGCGGGGAACGTTTTTTACTAAGTTTTTAGCTCGTAACTTATACTACAACGCTAGGGCTTATCGAGTTTACACTGGGTTTGAAGGGCAGTATCTTAATGAGTTTGAGTGTAAAAGTTATCTTCAGGAAAAAATAACCAATCCAAATTCACAAGGTAAATGCTCATTATCTGGAGTAAGTCCATACCGCCGATTCGATGACGTTAAAAATATCTACCCAACAACAACAACATCTCAATTGTCTAACGATATAGATGACACTGAAAACGTAATAATAACGATAGGGCAAGTTAATTCTGCTGGAGATATTGATAGCGTTTACTTCTCCATAGGTAGTGAGATATTAAGGTATCAAACTGAGACAGACAATCTCGATGGCACGTTTACTTACTCGCAATGCTCTAGGGCTCAATTCGGAAGTAGTAGGGCTAGTCATTCATCTGGTGACGCTGTTCAGCATACCGTCTACTTTGCAAAAGATAATGGAACGTCTACAGAGTGGGAACTAGAATCTATTTTATTATTCATGTTCACGCAAGTGGGCTTTGAATTGTCTGAAATTGACTCGTCAAACTGGGATGAAGAAATAGGGACTTGGTTACAAACTTATAGATTTATAGATAGGGTGCTACCAAAACCAACACCAATTAAACAACTTGTAGGCGAACTTCAGCAGTCTTGCGGGTTCTTCTCTTGGTTTGATGAGTACACGCAACTTGTAAAACTAAAGGCGATTAGGCCAGAAGATGAGGCGGTGCAGACAATAACAGAAGGAAACAATCTGTTAGCAAATCAAAGCAGTACAAAGCTTGTTACCAATGAAAGAATAAGTGACGCTA